GGGCATCAGGTTGCGGACGCGACCGGACGCGCTCGGCGGCGCCTCCTGCTGCATGATCGACGGGTACATCCCGACGTTGAAGTCGTAGGGTTCCTTCTGCTTCACGGGCTGCGAGATGCCTGCCGCGATGTCGGTCATCTTGACGTTGCCAAGACCCTCGGACATCACCGACGCGCGGGACGCCTGACCCTGCGCGATCTCCTCCGCGGTCGCTTCCTTCGACAGCGTGGACAGTCGCTCCTGCTCACGACCGAACTCCGCACGCGCCTCCGCGGCAGGACGCGCGAGGGCGACCTGAAGGCCGGGAGTCGCGGCGGTGATGGCCGCGCCGAACGAACTGTACGGGTTGTTCGGGTTGTAGTTCTGCAAGCCTCCGGCAAGCCCCATCAGGAAACTGCCGCCGACGCGCCCGGCGCCGGACAGGAAGTTGTCCCACCCGGACGCCTCCTTCGGCTGCACCTGCGGAAGCGTCTGCATCGCGGAACGAAGACCGACGTTTGCCATGAAACTGCTCATTACCGCTGTCCTCCGAATGCCTGACCGAACGGCGAAAGAGCCTGACCGACGCCGCCGCCGATTCCCTCGGCAATCGCGCCGATGCCTGCACCGAGCAGCGCGCCGCCGAGCGCGTTGCCGGAGGCCATGTCCATCATGGCCTTCTGCGTCGCCGCCGAGTACCGATTCTCGATCGGGCGCGTCATCAGGCCGATGTTCTGCTGCATCTGCGCCGCACGAGCAGCCTGCGCCGCAGCCGTGTACTGCTGGTACTGGCCGCTCTGGTACTGCGCGCTGCCGAGTCCGGCACCGAACAGGCTCTGCGCGGCGTTCTGCTCCATCTGCGCGATCGCGGACGCCTGCGCCATCTGCGCGGACGCGAGGGTCTGCGCGTACTGCTCCTGCACCGCACCTGCCTGAAGCGCGCCCTGCGCGGCGACGGCGTTTACCGCAGCCTGCCCGAACGTGGTGTTGGAAAGCCCGGTCAGCATCCCGCTCAACTGCTGGCGCGCGACGGCGAGATCCGTCTGCTGCTTCAACAGGCCGAGCGTGGCATCTCGTCCGGACTCAAGCGTCTTGTACGCCTCCTTGCCAGCGGCAGCGAACGCGGCGCGGGACTGCGCCATCACGTCGCCGTACTGCTTGACGGCGCTGTTGTACGCCTGCGAGTACACGGCGGCGTTCGTCGTCCGCTCCTTCAGGAAGTTGTCGATGATCTTTCCGTACTCGACGTTCGCGTACCGACGCGCTCCGGCGTAACCCTTCTCCATCTGCTTGATCGCAGCGGTGTAGTCGGTTTCGCCTCCGAACAGGTTGCTGAACAGGCCCATCAGTAGGTTCCCTTCACGTTCTTGGTGTGGCCGTAAGGCTCGACCAGCACGGCCATGCGCTCGATAGCCCAAGGTACGCCAAGGCTTTCGATTCGCACATACGCCGCCTGATCGCGGATCCGGCACCGGAAAGCGTCGTTCCTGCCGGGAAGCAGCGTCCCGAGCAGGTTCTGGTTGGTGTTGTCGTAGGTCGCGCTGCTGACCGTGTAGCGCGGGGACGTGATGTCCGACGGGAGATTGAACCCCAACTGCTTCTGTGCAGAGTCGTAGACGTAGGTTCCGCCGGGAGTGTCAGCCGACGTTCCGGGAAGCGTCTCGTCGCGGGACATCATGGTCGCATTCGGGTTGGTCGTGTGCTGGATTTTCCAGTCCGTCGAGGCACCAGCCACGTTGTAGACCCGATTGATCTGCTTGGTGTAGGTACGCCCGGTCGGGTCGGTGATGAGGGTGTCGGAGGTCAGGTACGTCCCGGCGATCTCTGTCTCGTAGAACAGGTCAAGCGCCTTGTCCGTCGCCGTAGACCACGAGGTGTTGTAGACGCCACAGTCGTAGGTGGTCGTGAACGTCGGATTCCCGGTCGCAGGCTGGTTCCCAGCGTCCACCAGCACCTCCGGAAAGTCAGGATCTTCTGCCACGACCACGGAGGTGATGTTCTCTCCGATCGCCTCCTCGGCGGTCTGACCGGACAGGATCGATGCGAACGGGCCGGACAGGCGCTCCACCGGATTGTTGAACGCATCCTCTTCGATCGGCTCGTCCATCGTCAGTTCGATGCGCACGTCCTTCATCATCACCTGCCCAAGCGTGGGCTGAAGGACAGGGCCGAACGTCAGGCTGCTCGTAATCTTCTGCGCAGCAGCCTCATCGTTAGTTACGGTGAAGTCGCTGATCGCCTTGTACCCGACCGCCGCCTGACCGTCCACGCCGGAGACGAGGTCGCGGTCGAACCACCCGATGTAGCCATCCTCGCTGCCGAAGGCAAGGATCGGGGCGCGGGAGTCACCGAACGGGAAGTCGCCGCAGCAGGTCGGGGCATGGAACGCAGGCCACCCGGTCTGGATCGGCCAGAAGGCGTCCGTCGCCTGACTGTAGAGCAGGTGGACGCTGCTTGCAGGGAGGTCGGTGCGCGACATCATGCAGTAGACGTTCTGCGCCTCCGCGTCGTAGCCAAGCACGCAGTTCAGGGCGTCGAACTTCTGCTGCTGGAAGAAGGTGTCGAGGCGACCGCTCGTGATGCGACCGCTCTTCGTCACCTGAAAGTCGTTCGGCTGGACGCGGTATAGACCGTCCTGCGCCATCATGTAGATCGTCTGCGCGTCTGAAGCGCACCACGCACGCTCGGACACGATGCCGACAGAACGCGACAGTTCGATCAGCCGCGCATCCGTCACCACCGGGTCGGCGGTCAGGTAGGTCATCGTGTGCCGTCCGGCGAACAGCAGGCCGCTCTCGCCAACAGGGACGAGCGCGACGATCGGCTCACCGGGAACGCCAAATCGCGTCGAGGACACGCCATTAACAGCGTCATGTACGTTTCCAGCACTCGGATGCCAGTCGTCCGGGTCGTTGATATGGCACAGGAACCAGTTGTTCGGAGCGGACTTCAGTCCGGACATGGCAAGACGACCGCCGAATCGGACAAGCAAAGTCGCTCGATCTGCACCGCTGCCGATGTAGTTGTACGGGCCGTTTGAGTGCGTCCAATCCAAGACTGCCGGAGTCGCATTAGTGATGTCAACCTTCCGATAGAACTCGCCGTCCGCAAAGTAGCAGTACTGCCCGAACACAGCCGCGCCAATATGGCCCGACGACTTCATGGCGTTGATGCCAGCACCGCGTGTGCATCGTGTCGCAGTGCCACCGTTGTCGATGACGTAGACCTCTCCGCCAGCAACAACGATGCACCTTTGGGTCAGCGTGCTGCTGACGTATGCATCCGCGCGCAGGATCACCTGCACCTCGCGAATCGCAGCCGTAGGGCTGGTGTTGAACTGGTACGCCCCGAGAAGCGGCCTGCGCTGCCCGAGCCGCAACTTCCCCTTGTAGGCGTCGTAGGGGATCACGTTCATCGCCTGCGCCGTGAAGCCCGGAGGCAGCGCGGAATACGAGGAATCCACGCTGACGCCGCGATACGGGAGTGTGACCGGAGAGTATGGCATCAGGAGAGACGAACACCAATAACGATGGTGAGCCAGCCATTGGCTGGCGTATATGACGTTGCAGCAGTAACGACTGTTACTGATTGTGTTCCGGTGTTTCCACCGCTGGAAACCGAATCAATTTTCACGTTCATCACGATTGCAAGCCAACTTTGTCCGGTTGCGCCGACAGACAGAGATGGCCCACCAGCACTGCCGCCGACGCCACTCCTAATAATGACCTGACCCGCGCCTGCTGACGCTGACAGAATTGGCTGGAACGTGCCGCTATCGTCATATGCAGCGGTTCCAAGACCAAGGGCCGTCTTGGCAGTACCACCTGATCCACTCGTAAGTGCTGCAACTGCACCAGCAGCGGTTGCGCCAAGAACTCCAGCAGCACCGAGATTCGCCAACTTGCTGTACGCAATCGCTGCGGAAGCATCGACGTTGGCATTTACGATCGTTCCAAATCCAAGCGCCCCGCTTGAACGTCGAAGCACCTGTCCATCAGATCCTGCCGCAATGTCGGCGGGAGCGCCAGTCGAGTTTGCGGAGCGACCGATGACGGATGTTGCTGTCGAGTGGCGCAACTTCGCGTCGGTGACACCGTCGCTCGTTCCGGTCGCGCTCTTGATCTTCGCCGTCTCGACGGCGTCGTTGGCAAGTTCCGTGACCGTGATGCTCCCCGCATACTGGCTGACCGCCACCCACGTCGTCCACGCGCTGCCGTCGTAGCCGCGCGCGAACGCCTTCTGCGTCTTGGTCGAGACGAGCAACTGCGCGATCGTGCCGCCGGACAACTTGGTGACGTGCAGGACGCCGGGGCCGTCGGTCAACGCCGTCCATCCAGCGGGAACATTCGACGTGACCGTCGTGGCGATCGGATACCGACCCTGCACGCTGTACCCGGCTGCGTTGATGTCCGTGCCGGACACAGCCACCTGCGGGTAGGTGCTGGAGACATAGCCGAGCGAAGTCCACGCGGTCGTCGCGTCACCGATCTTGACGTTCCCGGTGTCGGTTTCGTAGCCGATCTCACCGGACTCAAGAGTCGGGTTGGAACTCGTCCAGTTGGACGCGGTGCCGCGACGGATCTGCAACTTGATCGCCATTACTTGTCCTCTTCCACGAACGAAGGCGGCACGCAGTACCAGCCTTCAGGGATGCGAACCTCGTTGTCGCCCAACTGCCAGCCGTCAGCCGTCTTGACGTACACCTTGCCCCGCACCTGCGGCCCCATCCTGATCGGGCTGCTCTCGCTTACCAGCACCGTGCGCGTGCAGCCAGTCGCGAATGCGAGAGCCACCGCGACGAAGCACAGAAGGATCAGCAGGAGCGTCAACCCCCGAACCTCGTCTGGGAAGAACGGAGTGCGCCCACTGCAGCAGCGACATGACGATGGCTCTGACGAGGTCATACACGTCACTCGGCCTTCTTGTTGTCCTTGGCGAAGATCAGCCCGACGCCAGCAATGCACGCAGCGGCCAGCGAACCCCAGTCCGGGACGGTCAGCGGGTCGTTGTCGGTCAGGGAGGTGAGAACAGCGCCGATCGCGACGAGGATCGCCGCAATGCCAGCGCCAGTGGTCTTCCAAGACGAGTTCTTGATGATGTCGCTCATCGGTCGTGCCTTTCCAGTTTCTCCTCGATCTTGTCGAGGCGCTTGCTGATGCTGTCCTGATTCGTCACGACCTGCATCAGCAGGCGGTCGTGGTTTAGATACGCGGGAAGGAGCATTCCGACGAGCGTGAGGGCAATCGCGCAGAGCGCGATCCAGTTTGCCGTGGACAGGCTCACCTTGATGTTCGTCTTTTCGATTGTCATGGCTTTAGATGAACACGCGATACGGGATCGTCGGGATCGGCTCAAACGTCGGCAACTCGTCCTCCTGCGCCGTCGTCAACTCAAACGTCACGCGGAGGTTGGCGTGGAAGCGAGGGTCGCCGGGGCGAATCACCACGTTCTCCTCGTCGATGACGGGAGGGATTGCGCCGATGCGGTCGAGCGTGACACCCGTGACGGGCAGCACCATGACCTCGCCTTCCTCGTCGGTGCGTTCCTCGGCAAGCCCTGCGGCGATGAGGGCATCGTCGAGGTCTGACTCGGTGGTTGAGCGGAGTAGGTAGTCCATGTCAGGTGGTAAGTATTTGCATGGTTGCGTCAGCCAACGTAGTCGGCCAGTACTTGAACGACCGCAGGCAGAAGTCCGCGCTGGAATTTCCGAATGTCGGGTTTCCTCCGATATACATCTGCGTCATTGTGTTTGGCGGCAGGGAAGGGCTGGAAAGAGTGCTTGCCAACGATCCATCTCGGAATCTCTTGAGCGCAGCAGTCTCAATAGTGAACCCAACCTTTGTGCGTGTGTTTGCCGCAAGATTCGTTCCGATAGAAATGTCGCTGCTTGATGCGGAAGACAGAACAGCGCGTACTTGCTGTGGCATGGTCGAACTGTTGAAGTAGACGGAATATCCGAATGCGCTTCCGCCGCTATCTGCAATTCTGATGATGCGATTCGTTGATGGTCGCTGCGTGGACGAGAAGTCAAGCAGGAACGATGCCGGATTGTTTGATGTCCACCACGACGAGAAATCCGTAAGAGTCACGGAAACGAGGTCTTGATCCCTGCTCCCCGTGCTTGCCCCGGTCGGGATGTACGAGGATGCGCCGGAGCCGAGTTCGGTCTGAAATCCGTACAGCATCAGACCATTAGCCGTCGATCCCAAATATGTGTCATCGGTTGCCACGGTGGACGATGCGCGATTCACTTGCAGATATAGCGTCTGTCCCGTGTTGTATGTCCCGACAATGCTGCACCTGTACCAGCCGTTCGGGTACTTCACCCATGTCCCCGCTCTGTTCGCAGCACTTCCGGCGACATTGACGGCAGTACCGCTTGCGCCTGTTTGTGTAAGGTCAAACAACGCTCCGCACCCCATGAATCCAATTGCATTCATGTACAGCCGACGCGGAGTTGACGGATCAATCGCCTTTGCCCAGACGCTGATCGTGACCGCTCCTGCTGCTGCGGTGACGAACTGCGAGATTCGGTGAATGTCGTTTGCGGTAGTTTCGTTCAACTGCGCCGCATCGTTGTTGCCCGCAGGGCTTGATGCGAGTGTCGCGTTTTTCGTGATGGCGGAATACGTCCACAGCGTTCCAGATCCAGAGGTCGCAAACGACTCGCTATGTGTGCCATAGTTGCTCGCGCTTGCCTCAATCAGCAGTCCGCGAGGCTGGAGCGTGGACGGGTCGTAGTCGAAGCGGGGGTCATGCCGCTCGGCGGTCGTGCTGGTGTTTCCGAGGTATGGAGCAGGAACGACTCCGTTCCATAGATTGAGTCGCGGATTCGCAAACTTGACCGTGGCCGTTGAGTTGAAAGACATACCAACGCCGAAATACGCGCCAGTAGTTCCAGACGTAGGGCTATCAAACACGAACGACAGAGTGCATGGGCCAATCACATTTCCGGTCGTGTACAGCCCCGAGTCCACATAGTACGCGCTGTTGGTGAAAGTACCCGTCGTCAACAAGTTCGACGGCGTAAGTCCGGTGTCCCCGACCGTCAGGATGTCAACCGATGCAATCACTCTGCGCCCAGCACCAGTAAATCCTGATGATCGCGCAATGCCGATTCTCTGGCTGCTTGCAGTCATCGTCACCGAGCCATCACCGTGGAAGGTGGCAGACCCCGTTGAGAATGCGTATGTCCAGCCGGAGGAGGTCAGCGATGGATTCGTGCCGCTCAAGCCGCCGAATGCGGTGTTGAAGTAGAGATTCTGTCCCGCATACTGCACCAACCCCTGCGAGTTGATGAAGGTGGCGTTGGTCGTGCGCGTGAACGTCAGGCGCGGGTCGAGGACGCCCGTGGTGAAGTCGAGCGAGAGCGTGGAGCCGTCTCCGCCCTCCACCGGGAGCGTGCGCTGCCGACAACGCTCGACCGGGTCAGAGCCGAGCAGCCATGTCCGGTTGCGTGCGTGCATCAGATGAACCCGATGAGGGCGTTGGCGGTCGGGGTGCTGGACGCGGTCATGGCGATCTCGACCAGTTCCGCACCGCACAGATCGACGATGATGAACCCGCCGTACACGGCAGCGATGTTGCCGTTGTAGACCTTGCAGTCACCGAAGTTCTTGACGTAGGTCAGGCCGAGGTACTGGTTGGCGCCGTTCACGGAGGTCGTTGCCGCACCAGCGGTAACGGTGCAGGTCGTCAGCAACTGCGGACGCCAGTAGCCGTCGTCTCCACGGTTCCAGCCGATGACGTGCAGAACGACGGTGCCTCCGGACGCGCTCGACGCCGTCTGAATCTTGGCGTAGTTCAGGCGCGCGCCAAGCACGATTCCCGCCGTAGCGCCGGACGTAACCGTCACTGGCGTCGTCGTCGTGCCGTTGCGAACCGTCAGCGAGGACGGAAGGGTCAGGTTGGACGGAGACGCCACCTCCATAGGGGCAGTCAGCGTCCGGGTGGCGGTGATCGTGGGATTCAGTCCAATGAGGCTCATGGTCGTTCCTTACGAGGGATTCTGCACTGGGTTGAGGATGATGAAGCCGGGGCCGTTCCGGGTTCCGGAACGCCACAGGTTCGGCTGTACCTGACCGAAATGGCTCTGCACCATTCCGTCCTTCTGCTTGGCCGCGCCGAAGATCGGGCCAGCCTCGATCTCCGCGAACCGCTGGCTCTGCTGCCCGTCCTCGTATGCCTCCGCGACCGCGCGGACATACGAGATGAGCGTTGCCTCGACGTGCTTCGGGATCGAGATGACCTCCGAGGTCGCCGTCGAACTGGTGACGGACTGCCACCCGGTTCGGTACAGCACCTTCAGGGACTCCGCGCTCGTCGGCGTCGGATACAACTCCAGACGGAACGACTGCGTCGGGGCAATCGTGGTAGGAAGCACCGTCTTGACGTATGCGCGCCACGTCAGATCCGGGTAGTTGGTCTGACGAGCCGTCTCGACCTCCTCAGGGGACTGGATCCACAGAGGCTGATCCTGCTTCCAGACCTGCGTCAGTTCAGCGAAGTCGGAGGGAAGCGCGACGTAGGACTGCGACACGACCGTCGTGACGGTCGCGGTCGCCTCGCGGAACTTCCACGGGTGGGTGAACAGATGCTCCCCTGCGGTGTTGATGATCTCTGCCTGACGTTCCGCGACGGTCTGCCCGGAGGCCGTCGATGGACGACCGCCGATGGCAAGCAGGACGTGGTTCTTGAGATCGCCGTAGGTGAGCATGGGTAATTCCACTGGCCGGGTTTCCCCGGCCAGTGGTGAATGGTTGCGTCAGATCAGGTCAGGGCCGTAGCCGTGCCATCAATCGGGCCGTTGAACAGCAGAACGGGAATGTTCGCAGACGCCGCAGCCGTCACGGCGCCAAGCGAGATCGCGACGGTCGTGTCCGGGTTTGCCGAATCGGCCTCGTTGCCGAAACGACCAGCCGTATCGGACAGGAACAACTTGCTGCCGACGACGACGTTGTTGGTCGTCGCGCGGACAAGAGCGGTGGCGATGCCGCCGAACTGCACGTTGACCACCTGACCCTGCGCGCCCGAACCGGACGGAAGGGAGGTGACGACGCCGATGTATCCGGCGTTCGAGTGCGAGCCGTCACCAGACGAGGCATTGACATCGCCTTCAGCCAACTTCACGCAGGAGAACGGCGAGAGTTCAAAACTCGCGACGGTTTCCGCGGGAGGATAGATGACGCTGGAGTGGTTGAACGACGTGATGACGACGTTTCCGACGACGACTGCCGTGGAATCGCGGTTGATGCAGCGCGCAGAGGTGCCAGCAGGCTGGATCCCGAGCGCACCGTTGTTAGGAGCAAGAATCATTGTGTGTGTCCTTCCTTGTGTGGTAGAGGGGGCGGGATCGCTCCCGCCCCCGTTGCTTCATCAGGTGGTCTTGACCGGGGCGACGATGCCGTGACGCTGGCGGCTGTTGCAGAACAGGTTCCACCAGCAATCGACGGGCTGCACCCAAGTAAACGGCTGGTTCGGGTGACGCATCACGTCGTGCTTCTTCATGTAGCGGGTGCTGTGGAAGATCGGCGTGAGGTACTGGCCGTTGACGAACCAGAAGCGCGGCCCCTTGTCGATGGTGTTGGCCGCAGTCTCCGACAGCGTGGCCGTCGTGGACAGGGTCGCACCATCGCGACCGGACTTGCCGTCGGCAACGGAACTCGTGCCAGCAGGGAAGATCGCTGCGTCATCGAGGTTCGAGCAGTACTCGACCGGGATGCCCGAGAACGTCGGAGTGTTGTAGGCGCTGTCCTGCGGGCTGACGAGCATATCGTTCGACGCACGGAGGGCGCGCTTGTAGGTGTTCACACCGAGACGGGACGCGAGGATCATCTGGCGCTGGAAGTTCGTCTCCTCGAAGTACTGACGCTGCGTCAGCGGAGCCTTGAACTGCACCTTTAGGTACATCTCGTCCATCGCGGTGAACAGGCCACCGACCTGACGGGTTCCGGCGTTGTGGTTCGAGTAGGTGAACGAAGCCGGGGTCGCGTTC